CTCATTTTTTCACTGTTATTAGTTAAAAACAATAAAGGATGATTTGTTGCTCCTTGTATAGCCGGCCCAGTGCTATTGTAATTTGATCTTAGATAAAGTTGTGTAGTGCCTGAATTTTCTGTAATATAAGCATAACCACTAACAGTAACACCAAAAGATGTTGTTTCTATTTTTTTAGAATTATTGTGATACAGTTCTACTGCACCACCATTTGAACAAAAAACATAGTCGTGGGAGTTATCTGCATTTTTAAGTTCAAGATTATTTGCTTGTATTCTTAAATTACCAGTACCATTGTCTTGTATTATACTTCTGCTTCCATCATGTTGAATAATTAAATCACTTCCTGCACCAAAAACAGCTTTGGCATTATCTCCAAACTCTAGGGCATTATCGGACTTATCCCAAACAACATTGTAGTTTGCACCAGTGAAGGTTACGTCACCATCATGCGTAGCACCATCAGTTGTTACTACTCCATCTACATTAAGTGTACTATCAAAATCTACTGCACCTGTTACATTAAACGTACCATTATTTACTTTAACATTACCCTCTAGTGTGCCACCAAATAAACTAAAGGTATCATACACCACAATATCAACAACATCACTTGCTACAGTAGCTGATAATCCTGCTATGGTATTAGCTGTATTGGTGTTATAATCAACACCTGCTTTAAGCATAACACCATTAAGGTATACATCTACATAATTACCATCGGTAAACGAAAGAGTAAGACCATTAGCATCAGCACCAGAGATACTAGTTGTACCTGCATTAGGGGTAAACTGAAATCTGGTCCTTACGCCTTGTGATGGTGATTTACCTAAGTATGGCATTTATACTCCTGTTTGACTCTCTAAGTGTTTTTTATAAGCTTCTTTAATTTCATCTGTATGTACTACATTACAAATAGCTTTTACTTCATCAGATTGTCCTGATATATCATCTGTGGGATTTACAACATGACGATGAAATGAACGAGTAAGTTCTACTCCATCTTTCTTAATTACAGTTGCAGTTCTTACTTGAACTATCTTATAATCTCCAACTACTTCTATTTTATCTTCTATTGTTTCTTCTGTTAATGCCATTTTAATCCCCTAAGTTGTTTGATAAGTTAAAGTAAAATTAAATTGAGTGTTGTTGTTAAGATCACCACCTGCAACACTAGAACCAGATGCTTGATGAAAAAGTCCAAAACTTGTGCTATTTTGTTGGCAAAATCCTGATATATTATTATCTACAGTATTTCCACCAAAATTAAAGGTATAAGGAAAAGACACCACACCACCTTGCCCACTTGTATTTGCTGAAGCAAAAGGTAATCCAATAGTAACATAACCTGAGTTTGAACCTTTATTAGATAAATTTATTCTAACAATGACATGACATATATTACCAATTTTTGTATATTTACCTTCTTGATGAGCTACTGATATACCTGCTGTTGATCCACCAATAAGAAAAGGGGGTGTAAAAGTACCTTCTTCATAATCGTCTAAAAGATTTGCACTACCAGTGCCACCTATATATGCTCCACCAGAGAGGTAAAGGTCTTTCCAACGAGCATCAGAAATACCCAAATCAATAGAATTATCATTCTTTGCTCCTGCCCCATTTCCGGGAAAAAAGTTAGTTGTTAAAATTAAAGACTTACTACTGTTGTTTCCTGTTATTTCAAGACCACCAACACTTGCAGAACCTATTGAACCTACTGTGCCATCATTATTTTGAATAACAATTACATCACCATCATCATTTGTACCAGAGCCTAGTCTTTTTGCGTACAATGGAGCTGTAGCACTTGCTGTTGCAAAAGTTTCACCAGAAGTTCTTGTTTCAAAACCTGCAACACCACCATCAGCAGTAGTTTTAGACACCAATAAATTACCAGAGGTATCTATTCTGGCACGTTCACTATCGTTTGTAACAAAAGTAAGACCAACAGAGGACGAGCCATAAAGTCTTTCATCTCCATCTCCAAACTTGTAAAAACCTCCATTGCTTACCACTACGTTTCCACTAACATCAAGTTTTTCATTGGGAGAAGTCGTGCCAATACCAACATTACCAGAGGTATCTATTTTCATAGCAGTTGTCCATGAAATATCATTTCCAGATGTGCCAGAACTAGCTACTCTAAATACATGATTACCACTATCTTGATAATAATTAGAGGCTTCGTCAGTAATTATATATTCCCATGAATTATCTGTATCAAAATGGGCATTATGGCTTATCTGTAAACTTGTAGAAGCTCCTGAAGTTTCTTGAAACATAATGTTTGAACTATGTCCAAGTCTAAGATTATTATAATTAGAAGCATTTGCATTTGGAATTGCTTTAAAGCCTACATTACCAGAACTATCTATCCTCATATATTCAGTAGAACCATCAGCATTATCAAATGTTTGTACGCCACCTCTAAAGGTAAGATTGGTATTAGCATCTATTAAAAATGTACCAGAATTATTTGATAAACTACCTGTAGTTCCAATATTAACAGTACCACCAAAAGTAGCATTACCACTAATATCAACTGCACCATTCATATCTATTGTTGTTGCATTTATCTCTATTTCTGTATCAGAAACTAAATCTAAAACACCATCAGCAGATTGGTGTATGTATGTACCACTATCACCAAATTGAAATTGATTTGTTGAGTTTAATAATAATCCAGTATTATGCACATGAGTTAGTATAACATCATCATCAGCACCAAACTTAATAGTAGTGCTATCAGACGTTAAATCAAGATCAGATGTAGCGTTTAATCTAATATCTTTTTTGGCATCAATACCAAGATAAGGCATTATGTGATCTCCATAATACTAAGAGTTGCGTCTATTTTAGCAGCAACAGAACAATCTATTTTCATAACATCAGTACCTTGCAATACAACTTTGTTGCCAGATAAAACTTCTAAAGAACTCCCTACTGGTATAGGAACATCACTTAGTAACTTAACATTTTCATTTGATTCAGTATCACTTGTGTTAGATTCTAAATGAACACTAACAGTAACTTGAGAAGTATGAACATTACAGAGAATCAATCCTAACACAATAGCCTTAGTGTTTGTATCTGTACCCGGACAGGTATATAATGTAAGTGGTGTGCCTGATGATGTAGGCATAGCCGCGTTTGTTTTTACTTTAAATGTGTTTGCCATATCTTATCCTAATGCGATTGCTAATGCTGTAGCGTCTGCTGATGCATATGTTTTTAAATCTGAAGCTGCTATTTGTTTCATAGTTCCATCATCGTTTACAATAAAACGATCTGCATCTACTACTGTTATTGAAGAACTTGCAGATGTTCCTCCATCAAGTAAGTTTAACTCTGAGGTTGTTGAAGTTACTCCATCCATAATGTTTAACTCTGCCGTTGTAGCAGTAACACCATCCATTATATTCAATTCAGAAGCAGTAGCTGTAACTCCATCTAATATATTTAATTCAGATGCTGTTGAAGTTACACCATCAAGTATATTCAACTCTGCAGTTGTTGAAGTTACACCATCAAGTATATTTAATTCAGAAGCAGTAGCAGTCACTCCATCAAGTATATTTAATTCTGCTGCAGTGGATGTAACTCCATCAAGTATATTTAGTTCAGCTGCTGTAGCTGTTACTGCTGTAGATCCAATAGTTATACCAGAAGTAGTTAAAGCACCTATAATTAAGTTAGCAGCTGCATATCCACTAGCACTTGTATTTACTGTTGTAGATGGTTCTGTTTCTGTGTCACAGAATAATCTGAAGGTATTGTCAGTTGAAGCATCATAAAAAATACCTGCATATTTTGTTTTAGTAGATTCTACGTATTTACCTGCTAAACCAAAATCTGTATTATTACCACTATTGTTATTAGATAATATATTAAAGTTATCATTTGTTGTCACAGCACCTGTTTGTGTGGTTGTACCAGATACAGTTAAGTTTCCTGAAACTGTAAGATTGTTGCTTACTGTAACATCATTAGGTAAACCAATTGTTATCGTACCAGAACTTTCTGCAACATCAACTTCATTGCTCGTTCCAGAAAATGTTATTGTACCACCAGATGCAATATTACTAGAGTTTGATCCATCTGAAACAACAACTGTATTACCAACAGCTAAATCTATCGTTCCATCACTATCTTGGTAAGTAGCTGTAATACCTGTTTCTGTGTTACTAGAAAACATAGCACCTACAGTATCTTCTATTACTTCTGTAAGATCTATGTTTCCTGTACCATCAAAAGAAACTCCGTGTATTGTTCTCGCAGTTTCTAAAGCTGTTGCTGTTGCAGCGTTTCCTGTCGTATCTTGATTAAGTGTACCAACAGTTAAGTCTATAGTACCATCACTATCCTGATATGTCACTGTAATACCAGATTCAGTATTACTACTAAACATTGCACCTACTGTGTCTTGTACAACTTCAGTTAAGTCAATATTACCTGTACCATCAAAGGATACACCATGTATTGTTCTGGCTGTTTCTAATGCAGTAGCTGTAGCAGCATTACCAGTTGTGTCTTGATTTAATGTGCCAATAACTAAATCTATTGTTCCATCGCTATCCTGATACGTTGCTGTAATATTTGTCTCTGTATTAGAGCTAAACATAGCTCCTACTGTATCTTGTATAACCTCTGATAAATCTATATTAGATGTACCGTCAAAGGATACACCATGTATTGTTCTAGCAGTAGCTAGTGCTGTAGCTGTAGCTGCATTACCTGTAATGTTAGAAGAAGTTAGTGCAACTGTACCTGTAGTAGCAGGAAGTGTTAATGTTATATTACCACTAAAATCTCCATGAGCAGGAGCTTGTAATCTTGCATAATGTGCGTTACTAGATTCACAATAAAAGTCTACATAAGACTGAGTGCCACCATTCTTTATTGATATTGCACCTTGAGATATACTTACTCCATTTGTTCCACCAAATGTTGCAGTACCAGAAATAGCAGGACTAGCTATTGTTGTTGATCCACCACTAATTGTAGGACTTGTTATTGCAGGACTTGTAAGTGTCTTATTAGTTAATGTATCTGTAGTTGTTTTACCTACAAGTGTATCAGTTGTTGCAGGTAAAGTCAAGGTAATATTACCACCAAATGCAGAATGTGCAGGTGCTTGAAGTCTTGCATAGTGTGCATTTGATGACTCACAATAAAAATCTACATAAGATTGTGATCCACCATTTTTAATGGATATAGCACCCTGAGATATTTGTACGCCATTAGTAGAACCTCCACCTACTCCTAGTGAAGTTGTAATTTGAGTAGCTGATGGTAAACCTATTGTTACAGCATTACCTGTAGCCGATGTTTCTATTTCGTTAGATGTACCACCTATTGTGAGAGTTTCACTATCTAAGTCAATAGCAATCGTACCACTATCAGTTGTTAGATCTAAATCTTGAGCAGTAACTTGACTATCTACATAAGCTTTAATAGATTGTTGAGAGGCAATAGCTGTTGCACTATTAGAAGCCATGTCATCTTCATCAACAAAACTTTTACCATCAAGTATATTCAATTCAGCAGCTGTTGAAGTTACACCATCTAAAATGTTTAATTCAGCAGTTGTTGAAGTTACACCATCAAGTATATTTAATTCTGCAGTAGTTGATGTAACACCATCAAGTATATTTAACTCACTTGCAGTTGAAGTTACACCATCAAGTATATTTAATTCAGACACTGTGCTTGTAACTGCACTACCATTTATAACAAGTTGATTACTTGCATCAAGATATACAGACTTTTCTGCAGGATAGGTAATAAATACTTCTTTAGTTCCACTACCAAGATTTACTGCACTACCAGAGTTAGAACTTTCTAGTATTGTTGTACGTGCTAATGTTGTACCACTAGATGTAAATGTTCCTATACCAACTTCAAAGTCATTATTTGTATAGTCTATAATAGCATAGTAAGTTGTATCAGCATTAGATAATACAGAAGTAAAAGTTTGAAAACCTGATACTGCACCACCTAATGTTATAGTGCCTGTGCCAGTTGTAGTTGTTGTTTCTTTTACTCTGTCTTTTACAACTAGAGCCATTATGCGATCCTTATAATTGCTGTTGATGCACCTGCTGTTGGTATGCTAATAGTAAATGTACCATTAGTAGAAGTTTGTGTTCCACCAAAATCTATGACTGCTATTGCCTTACCAGTTTCTGTTGCACCAGTTTCACCTCTAGCTTCTGTCTCATAGATTATAGCTCCATCTGCAGAGAAAGATGCACTTGAAATAACTATATCGTCAAAATCAACAATAGCCGTATCACTAGAAAGCGACACAGCTAAGTTAGTTAAAGTATATCCTCCTGTAGAATAGTTTGTTCCACTGGCTGAAACCTCATCAGAATTACCTGTAACAGTTGTGTAATTTGTTGTGTTCTTGTTGTAAGTACCACTAGGACTATCTTTAATCAAAGCTATTTTAATTGTACTACTACCATGTAAATCGTGATAGCCCTTTAATAATTCTGTTTTAAACGAGTTACAAATTGCAGTGGTAATAGCCATTAAAAATCCTTTAAAAATCTACACAATAATTCATCTGTGTAGTTTGTACAATTATATCTTTATCTTGCCACGTGGGTACATAAACACATTCTATTTCCGTATACCCATTTTTCTTAGCATAATTAAATCTATTATTTCCTATAGCACAACGATATTTTAAATCTTGTTCTACTGTTTTGTTTGAATCTTGCCTATGATTTTGCTCTTTATAGTAGGTCATAAAAGTTTCTTGTAACCAAACTATCGGAGGCCAAATCATTCCTCTTTCATTTAAAGATTTTTCTAACGCATTTACAAATTTAACATCTTGTATTGCACAGGCATCTAACTCCCAATAAACTTTATCTAAATTAAAAACTCTAGTATCCCATTCAGGAAATTTATTTTTTGCTTTTAATATCATTAGATAAAATAAGAGGGCAAGTTGCCCTGCCCTCCTAAAAGTTATTACTAAGCAAGTAGATCTCTGTCTACTTCATTAGCTCCATCTGCTGCAAAATGAACAGTGCTTTGATTACCAATAGCATCTATATCCATTAATATAGCAAATATACGAATCTGCCCTGTATTAGGAGCAGTTGATGTTGCTTGAAGCTCAAGATCAATCGTATCAGCAGCTGTAGTAACAATAACAGGATCGCCTGCTGTAGCTGCAGGAGTTAAATAACCAACTCCTGAAGAAAGATTTGATGCGTCATCATCAATATCTACTGCAGATACATAACCTGTTACTGCTGTACCACCAATAGCTGTGCCTGATGCTGTAAAACCAAGGTTTACAGTGTTACCATCAGCACCAGATTGAACTGATTCAATCATCTCTGCTCCTGCTGTTAATACCATAGTATTAGCAGGTACAGAAATAGCTTCAACAATATCGCCTGCACTAAGAGCATCTAGATCAGCATGTCCAAAATCTATGGTAGTTTGAACCATGTAAGGTTTTCTACCCGGATTACCCATGCCTCTAGCATCAACTTTAAAAGTACTAATTGTAGCCATTGTGTATCCTCCCTAAGCTGCGTTATATTTAGCAGTTACAATAGCTTCTGGGCGAAGTATCTTTCTGCCATATAGATGCATACCACGAACAATGTCTGCAAATGAGTCAGGATCACGATATGTTTCTGTTTTACTTAACTGCTCGGCAGTAGCGATAGCAGAACCATGACCTGCAACAATCACACCAAAGTTTGCATTTTGGTTTGCAGAACCTGTTGTACCTGCACCTGTACCCACTGAAGGTAAGTTACTAGATACATAAACTCTAAATCCTGCTAAGTTGTTTAGAACAAGACCATTCTTAACTGAAGCTTCTGCGTAATCAGCATTGACTAGCTTAGAATTTTCATCAGAAAGTAGTTCCATAAACACAGGGTCAATGACTAACCATCTATCCTGAGTATCAACTTGCTGTTGATTTAAAAGTCGGTTCATTCTATTTACAATCTGCATTGGTGATGCAGTTGCTGTTGGAACAGATGTAGCACCATTTGGAACATTAGCTACAGGGATTGAATGATCTCCTGCAGAAGTTGTTGTTATGTTACCAAAAGAACTTTTAATTAACTTCATAGAAGTAAGAAGTTCATCTGATCCTGCTGTTGATACAGCCTTAGAACCATTAACACTAGTATTAACAGCGTCAGCTACAGAATGTAAATTTGACTGTGAATAACCTGATAGATAACCTAATACCTCTTGGTCATATTGGTCAGACAATCTGTATGCAGCTCTGTCAGTTGCAAGTTGCATAAAGTTTACATGACTGTGGGCTTCTTCAATGTCATCCATTTTAAAAGCATAATAGTTTGCTTTATCAACGACAAGTTGAAAGTCCTCATCATCTAAATCTTGTGCAGTTACTTGTGTGCCTCTGGCATAAGATTTAACTGAAATTTCTGGTTCTTTGATAATCCTGACTGTATCGCCTTGATTAGCAATCTCTCCAAAATAATCAGAGTTAGTTATATCTCCTACAACAGTTGACTTGCGAAATGCAAGCTGTACCTGTTTGGAGTAAATTACAGGTGAAAAATTACCATTAGGTAAATTTCCATGACCTGTTGCTGTTTGAAAAGCCATAATAAAATCCTCCTATTGTTTGGCTTATTTAAAAGCTAAACGTCTTAGAAGAGGCTATATTTTCTAGAGTGCATATAACAGCAAGATAGCAAGTCTTAAAGTCTATGGGTCTATACTTATATAGGTAGTCTTTTACTAGTTTAGTCTTCTTATTACTTATACACAAAGGTAGTCTGTATTAGAGGCTTTGTGTCTA